TTAGGATTTGACGGACTGGTTGGATATTCGCCGATTGCACTTGCCAAAAATGCAATCGGCATTTCTATTGCCTGTGAAGAATATGGAGCATCGTTTTTTGGAAACGGTGCTTCACCAAGTGGCGTGTTAGAACACCCCGGAGTAATCAAAAATCCGGAACGTGTGCGTGATGCCTGGCAAAGAGCCTATGGCGGAAGAAACGCTCACAAGGTCGCAGTCCTCGAAGAGGGCATGAAATTTACACCCATTGCAATTCCCAATAATGAAGCACAGTTTCTGGAAACTCGAAAGTTTCAGATTGAAGAGATTGCAAGAATGTACAGAGTGCCACTCCATATGATCGGCGACCTTGACCATGCAACATTCAGTAACGTAGAGCATTTATCCCTTGATTTCGTCAAATATAGCCTCGATCCTTGGATTGTCCGATGGGAGCAGTCATTGCAGAAAGCACTTCTTTCTGATTCTGAAAAAGGACAGTATTTCGTGAAATTCAATGTAGACGGACTTCTGCGTGGCGATTATGCTTCCCGTATGCAGGGCTATGCTACTGCAAGACAAAACGGCTGGATGTCGGCGAATGACATCCGTGAAAAGGAAGATATGAATTTGATTCCTGATGAAGATGGAGGTAACCTGTACCTCGTAAATGGCAGCTTTACCAAACTCGCAGATGCAGGAGCGTTTGCAAATCAAAATTCAGAAAAGGAGGAGAAAACCAAATGAAGAAATTCTGGAACTTTATCCAAAACGAAGATACATCGGAAACAGAGCTTTTGTTTAATGGCCCTATCTCTGAAGATACTTGGTGGGGCGATGAAGTGACACCTGCTTTGTTTCGTGATGAACTCTCAAAAGTCAGCGGAAACTTGACAGTCTGGCTGAACTCGCCGGGCGGCGATGTGTTCGCTGCAAGTCAGATTTATTCCATGCTGAAAAATCACAAAGGCAAGGTTACCGTGAAAATTGACGGTATTGCTGCATCAGCGGCTTCTGTTGTGGCAATGGCAGGCGATGAAACTTTAATTGCACCAACTGCCCTAATGATGATCCATGATCCCAGCACTTGTGCTATGGGAAACAAGGCAGATATGGAAAAAGCTATCATCTTGCTCGATGAAGTCAAAGAGAGCATTATCAACGCCTACGAAACCAAGTCCCACCTCAGCAGAAACAAGATTGCAAAGCTGATGTCCGATGAAACATGGCTCAATGCGAAAAAAGCACATGAGATGGGATTTGTGGACGGGATTCTTTTTGCAAAGAAGAAAATGCCTGTTGTTCCCAAAGAGGAAGAACAGGATGAAGAAGAAAAAGAAGATACACTGACTGCAATGACTTATTCCAAATCGAAGAATCTATCTGCATTCTTATCCAAAGTATCTGCATCAGCAGAATCTGTTACAGGCACACCCATTGACCAGCTTGAAAAAAGACTGGCATTACTGAAATACTAAGGAGGATTTTAACTATGGCTATGACAATTCAGGAACTCAGAGAAAAGAGAAAGAAGGCTTGGGACACTGCCCGTGATTTTCTCGACAGCAAGAGAAATGCAAACGGTGTTCTCAGTGAGGAAGATTCCAAGACTTACGATGCAATGGAACAGACAATTGTTGACCTTGGCAAGGAAATTCAGCGTCTGGAACGACAGGCTGAAATCGAAGCTGAAATGAACAAGGCAACTTCCACTCCTGTTCTCGGAAAACCCGCAACTCCGAATGTAACTGAAAAGACAGGTACAGCAAGCGATACTTACAAAAAAGCATTCTGGAACAGCGTCAGAAATCGCAATTGGATCGATGTCCATGATGATTTGCACATTGGTACAGATGCAGAGGGCGGCTATCTTGTTCCAGATGAGTTTGAACGAAAACTGGTGGAAGAGTTGGAGGAAGAGAGTATTTTCCGCCAGATGGCAACAGTTATCAAAACTTCCAACGGCGACCGCAAGATTCCAATTGTGACTTCCAAGGGTGAGGCTGTCTGGATGGACGAAGAACAGCAGTATTCTCTTTCTGATGATACGTTCGGACAGGCATCGCTTTCCGCATATAAGCTTGGAACAGCGATCAAGATCTCCGAAGAACTCCTTAACGATTCTGTATTTGATTTGCCGTCATACATTGCAAAGGAGTTTGCAAGAAGAATCGGTGCGAAGGAAGAAGAGGCTTTCTTCGTTGGTGATGGCAAGGGCAAACCGACCGGCATTTTTAATGCTACAGGCGGTGCGGAAGACGGCACTTCCACCACAGGTGCAAGCATTACATTTGATGATGTGATGGAACTCTTCTATTCTCTGAGAAGCCCGTACCGCAAAAAGGCGGTGTGGGTGCTCAATGATTCTACGGTTAAGGCACTTCGCAAGTTGAAGGACAACACAGGCAATTACATCTGGAGTCCGTCTGTGCAGGCTGGTGTTCCGGATACAATCCTCAATCGTCCTTACAAGACATCCAGCTATGTGCCGGAAATCAAGGCTGGCAACAAGTGTATGGCATTCGGTGACTTTAGCTATTACTGGGTAGCTGACAGACAGGGACGCTCTTTCAAGAGACTGAATGAACTCTTTGCTATGACAGGTCAAGTTGGTTTCCTTGCAAGTCAGAGACTGGACGGCAAGTTGATTCTTCCGGAAGCAATCAAGACACTTACCATCAAGAAAGCGTGATGCTATGATTACGCTGAAAGAGGCGAAAAATTATCTGCGAGTGGATTATGAGGAAGATGATAAGCTGATTCAGAATCTTCTTTTTACGTCAAAACAACTTGTGATGGATGTTGGAAGAATGAATGAGGACAGTTTTTCTCAGAATGAAGATACCGTGCGGACTGCGATGCTTTTCGCACTTGGGTATCTTTATGAAAGTCGAAGTAATCCCGATTATCAAAAGCTAACGTTGAATCTCAGGTCGATTTTATTTGCACAGAGAGAGGGTGTGATTTGATGGAAATTGGAACACTCAATCAGAGAATCGCCTTTCTGGAAAATCGTGTTGTTACCGATGAAATCGGCAATCACACCGCTGTGTGGGACGAAGCTTTTTCCTGCTGGGCAAAAGTGACTTTGAAAGCTTCTTCGGAGCATACGGACGCTGGTGTGACCAAAGAAACACAAACACTGGAATTCCTCATTCGGCAAAACCAGCACTGGATGCCGTCTGTAACAGGCAACCTAATCTTGTTTCGGGATGTCACATACAACATCACCAGTGTTACACCGGATTATCTGCACAAGGATTATCTGAAAATTACTGCAGAAGCCAGAAAGGCAGGGCAAAATGACCAGTATTGACGATCTTGCGGAGGAAATCATGCAGGGCTTGCAGGAATATGCAGACCTTGCGAATACCGCTATGAAAAAAGCAGTTCGGAAGTCTGCAACGCAAGTGAAAAATGAGATCTCTGCCAACGCTCCGGCAGACACGGGAAAGTATGCGAAAAGCTGGACAACGAAAAAGACTGGTGAAAACAGTCACTCTTTGGAGATGACAGTACATTCTAAAAACAGATATCAACTGGCACATCTTCTGGAAAAGGGGCATGCCAAGCGTGGCGGTGGTCGTGTATCCGGTAGACCGCATATTGCCCCTGCGGAAGAAAACGGTGTACAGTTGCTGGAGCATTTGATCGAGGAGGCATTGTCATGACTTACGAAGAAATCGCAGAAATGATGGAAGAGATGGGACTGCCTTTCGCCTACCATCATTTTGCCGAGGGCGAAAGCCCTGCACCGCCTTTTCTGCTGTTCTTATCTCCCGGAGAGAATACGTTTTCGGCAGACAATTTGGCATATTTCAGTTTCAAACAGCTGGACGTGGAATTGTACACGAACCGAAAGCAGCCGGAACTGGAAGAACAGGTGGAGGCAGTGCTTGCCCAGCATGAAATTTATTACACAAAAACAGAACTATTCATTGATTCGGAAGAATTGTATGAAGTACTCTATGAGATGGAGGTTTGATCTATATGGCAATGGAGAAAAACAAGGTAAAATTCGGTCTGAACAAAGTTCACTATGCAAAAATCACTTCTTATGATGAAGAAGGTGTGCCGACATTTGCAAAGCCGGTTCGCATTCCCGGTGCAGTGTCGCTGTCTATCGAGGCAGAAGGTGAAGCATCCAATTTTTACGCTGACGATGGTGTGTACTATGTGATCAACAATAACTCTGGTTACACTGGAGATCTTGAAATCGCACTGGTTCCGCTTGAGTTTGCGACAGACATTCTCGGTGAGAAGCTGGATGGAAAGGGCGTTCTCACGGAAACCAATACCGCAGAAGTATCGCAGTTTGCACTGCTGTTTGAATTCAGTGGCGATAAGAATAAAATTCGTCACTGTCTGTTCTGCTGCTCTGCCTCTCGTCCGGCAACAGAATCCAGCACTATTGAGGACGAAAAGGAAGTTAAAACGGAAACGCTGTCTTTGACCGCAACGGCATTGAACAGTGGTTTGGTAAAAACTAAAACCTGTGAGAAAACGGATGCCGAAGTTTATGAGAACTGGTATAAGGCGGTATATATGCCAAATCTGGCTGCCGCTGTACAGAGTGGTAAAGCATCCGCAGCATCTGTAAAAGCGTAAGGAGGGTGCAGTATGGCAATTCAGAAGAACATCATCATTGATGGTATTGATGTGCCGTTCAAGGCAAGTGCAGCAGTTCCAAGGCTGTATCGTCTGAAATTTCGCAGAGATATTTATCAGGACTTTGCAGCACTGCAAAAGTCTGTGGGGGAAAATACAGAGGAATCCTCTGCACTGGACATTGAAAGCCTTGAGGTATTTGAGAACATCGCCTATATCATGGCAAAACACGCCGATGCAGCCATTCCGGCATCGCCGGACGAATGGCTGGAGCAGTTTAACACGTTCAGTATTTATGAGATTTTGCCGCAACTGATCAATCTTTGGGGTTTGAACGTAGAAACACAGGTTCAGTCTAAAAAAAACATCGCCCGATTGACCGACCGATGACCACACCGCTGTTTTTGCTGCGGTGCGTTCAGCTTGGTTTGTCAATGG